ATGGATGCTGTTTTAACCAAGGCTGAGAAAAAGGAGCTGATGAGCCTATTAAGCCTGAATGCTGCCTGCTATGGGAATCTTCCCCTCATGCAGCAGAAGTATAAAAAGGCTGCCCTCAAATTCCATCCTGATAAAGGAGGTGATGAGGAGAAGATGAAGAGGCTCAACACTCTTTTTAGCAAGGTTTATCAGAACCTTTCTGACCTGAGGGACCAGCCCCGCTCATCCTCCTCTCAGGTAAATCCATGGGAAAAGGAGATTATTACTGCTGGGGACTATTTTGGACGCAAATTTGATAAGAAATGCTGCAAAGAATATTTTTGGTGTGTAATTGAATCCTTAACCAAGACCTGCAAATGTATTTGCTGCCTACTTGATCAGCAGCATCTCCAATTAAAAAAGACTAAAAACAAGCCTTGTCTTGTGTGGGGAGAGTGCCTCTGCTTCACATGCTATCGGGGTTGGTTTGGATTAGACCTGAATACAGAGACTCTGCACTGGTGGAAGTTCTGCATCTACCGGATGCCTATGGAATGGTTAAATATTCTGGGAAAAATTAAGGTCTACGACTGGTAAGTGTTTTTCTCTTTTTTATTAGGATATCCCTACTTATGGAACCCGGGAGTGGGAGCAGTGGTGGGAGGAATTCAACCGGACCCATGAAGATGACCTCTACTGTTCTGAAAATCTAGATTCCAGTGATGATGAATACCAGCCCCCCAAGAGGAAGAAGGGGCCCAAGACTTCAACCCCCCCCAGCTCTCCTCCTCCTTCTGGTGACCATCCCCCTGCTTCTCCTCCCCCTTCACCTGTTTCTTCTCCTAAGTCTCCTGCTTCTTCTGCTTCTGGGTGGTCTCCTCCTGCTTCTAATCCCCCCTCCCCAGATTCAGAAGCCCCCCCCAAGAAGAAGAGAAGAGACTCCCCGGACCCATCCCAGCAGAGCTTCTCAACGCCTCCCAAGCAGAAGAAGATGGATTCTCCTGAGGATTTTCCAGAAATTCTAAGACCTTTCCTGAGTAATGCTGTTTTTAGCAATAAGACTGTGAGTGCTTTCCTGATATATACCACCAAAGAGAAGGGGATGGTGTTGGTGGATAATCTGGACAAATTTGACCCCAACTACAGGGGTTGCTTTAAGTATAATGATTATTCCATTGTCTTTCTCCTGACCCCTGGGAAACATAGGGTTACTGCTGTTACTAATTACTGTAAACAATTCTGTACTGTTAGCTTCATTATGGTTAAGGCTATAATTAAATTACTAGATTGCTATGATACCTTGAACAAGGAGCCTTTTAGTATTATGATGGAGAATCCTCCTTATGGACTCCATTCCTATCAATTCCAGGACCCTGTGGAAAAGCCCTCTCCTGGAGTTAATTGGGTGCAATTAAGTGACTTTGCTATCAAGATTAAGTGTGAGGATCCCCTGTTATTAATGGGCTTTTATCTTGATTTTTCTACACCTCCTGGGGCCTGTAAGAAGTGTAATGCCAGAAGCATTAAGATGCATTATCAGAACCATGAGAAAGAGCATAAAAATGCATTACTTTTTAAAGAGTGTAAAAGTCAGAAAACTGCCTGTCAGCAGGCCTGTGATGCCTATGTTGCCTCCAAAAGGCTCAAAATTCTGGAGAGTAGCAGGAGTGATTTGCTGTTAGAAAGCATGCAGGAAGTGCTAGAGAAAATGGAGGAGGTTTTGGCGGGCCCTGTGACATTTATGGAATATATGGCGGGAGTTGCTTGGCTTTCATGTCTGATGCCTGACTTTGATGAAGTGATTACTAGGATTATCCAGTACATGGTTGAGAACACTCCCAAGAGGAGGTATGTTTGCTTTAAGGGGCCCATTAACAGTGGGAAAACCACAGTGGCTGCAGCCCTCCTAGACCTTCTTGGCGGGAAAACATTAAATATTAACTGCCCCCAAGACAAGCTGGCATTTGAGCTTGGCTGTGCTATAGACCAGTTTATGGTGGTCTTTGAAGACGTGAAGGGGCAGGCAGGAGATAATAAGGACCTGACTCCTGGCCAAGGAATCCATAATTTGGACAACTTAAGAGATCATTTGGATGGGAGTGTGAAAGTTAATTTGGAGAAGAAACATGTTAATAAGAAGAGCCAAATATTTCCTCCTGGCATTGTTACTATGAATGACTACTTTATCCCCCCCACCTTGCAGGCGCGGTTTGTTTTGACCATTAATTTTAGGCCCAAGCTGTATCTGAGAAAGAGTCTGGAGAAAAACCTCAGGCTTCTGCAGAGTAGGATCCCACAGTCTGGAATAACAATGATGTTACTCTTAATTTGGTGGCAGCCTGTGGCTACATTTGCAGAGGAGATCCAAGAGAAGGTGGTGTATTGGAAGGAAACCCTTTGTAAATATGTCCCCTATACCACATTCATGGATATGAAGCATAATATTCTTCAAGGGGAAGACCCCCTCAAAGGAATAGTGTTTGAGGTTGATGAGGATGAGGAGGAACTTCAACAAACTGAGGATTCTGGTGTTGTTGCATGAGTGCTTGCTTTATTTTTGTATTTGTAATCACACAATAAAGGCTTACATTGATTTAACATCACTTGTTTCCATGGGCAAATCATTACTTTGTGGTTTGGTTGGGCTGGGCTGGTTTGGGACATCTAAACCCGAGGGCATAGTTTCAGGCTGTGGAGACTTGGCAGCAGGTGTGGGATTCTTGGAAATAATATAGGGAAAGTTAACCATTTTAATGGTAGAAGGCCTAGTAGGCCTTGCAGTTTGACCTCTAACCTCTCCTCTTATGTCATTACTAGGAGGCGGGGAAAGAGGCGTGCCCTGGGAGGGGCGAGGGGCGGGGCCATCAACTGACATGCTCCCTGGGCCGGGGACTCTCGTTTCCTCTTGCCCATATTTGTCAATATAGCGCTGCATGTCAGGATCCCCCGGAAGGGGCTCAGTTCCATCATATACCCTAACCTCCTCAACCTGGGACTTATCCCCTGCCATGGGCTGCCCTTCCATAGTGGGCATGAGGCTGGAAAAGAGGGAGCTGAGGAGGGAGGTAACGGGGTAGGGGTTTTTGACAATTCTTTTCCTTAGTGTCACACTAAAATAGCGGGGGAGGCCCCTATATTGCATCTTTCCACTGGGGTTTACAAAAAATCCAGAGATGTCTGCACAACTCAGAAATAGGCCATCCCCTTTGCATAGTGGGCCCACACCATTTTCATCCAGCAACACAGTTGTCAATGTATTGGTAAACTGCAAAACAGGGGGCGTGGTTTGTCCTCCAGTGAAGGATCCAAAGTATCTTGAATTCTCATTCTTGGAGGGGTCTGGGCACCAAACTTCCACTGGATAATATCCATCCCTGTTGAGTCTCCCCTTTGCACCAGGATCCAGCACTTGATTAGGGGCCTTCAGGGGCTTGGGGACAGCTACCCCAGAGGGGTATGTTGTTCTGTGGTTTGCCACAACTGCTTGCAGGTCAAGGGGCTCCCCCCCCACAGCAAACATATGAAAGGAGGCCCCTTCAACAGGCACTGCAGCACCATAAGTGTCATACATTTGCTTGGCATAAAAATGCTGGTTCATCAGGGATGAGACCCCCACAACTTCAGTTTTCACAGACACTGCCTCCCACATCTGAATGGTATCACAGGTCATATCTTCATTCAACAAAGGAAGGCTAATTCTAGCACAGGAATATGTGGGAAGGGTGTTTGCTGCAGGGGTGTCAGATGTGATAGCAGTTGCAAGGGTAATTGTCTCACTATATCCATACATCAAATCACTGGCCAGGTTGTGTCCCATGCGTGGATTTAGGTAGGCCTCTATGGTGGTGATGCTATCAGGACCAGTTTTAACTGCAAGCACTTCAATTCCCCCTTTAATTATCAACTTAGGAACTGGACTAGGTAAGGGACAGGTTTTACTAGTGCCTCCTTCTTTTCTTTTTGGGGCCATCTTCTTCAGCTTCCAATTTGTCAATATAGGCACTCCAGGTGGGTGTTATATCCCCGTAGAGACCTAAAATTAAGGGAAGCATCCAATCAGGAGTGACTCTTTGCCAAGCTCCTCCAGGAGGATCATATTTATGAATAACCTCTCCAGAATCTTCTGTGTTTTCATAGGAGTACCTGTCAGGTGTTTTTAATTCTAATCTTCTTGCAATGGCCCTTGCTTGGGCAGGATTAACTGGTGGTAATGCCCTGTAATAATCTTCAAGGGCTGAGTAAGCATGCATAGGCCCATTAGTTACTACCCACCTAGCCCTCTCTATAACTCTTGCCATAGTATCCTGAAAAGTTTGAACCCCTCTTAGAGCCAATTCCCTGGATGCATATGCTATCTGGGCCCTACTCTCCCTCACTAAGGTGTCCCAGACATTTCTAGCCAAAGAATGAAAAAGGCTGGCCCCCCAGTCAGCTACAACATTCAACATATAACTAAAAGTTGACACTCCTGGGAAGTAAATGTCAAAAAGCTCCGGGTTAATCCATGGTACTAGAGCCATATTTCTGTTCACAACAGAAACTTCGTGTCTCCCAAGTTGAATTCCAGCGGCAACCAATGAGCTGGCACCTGAAACAGTTTGAAAAAGAACTCCTAGGCCTACAATATCTTGGAAAAAACCAGGCATAGCAGAAAGGTAGGAAAAGGTCTCAGCAGTTAGTCCAAGAGAAGCAAGGGCATCCAAAGGCCCAATGCTTTCTATCAACATTAAACTAGTTACTTGAGCTTCCACAGATGCTGCTGCTTCACCCGCGATAATGGCTTCAATACCAAAGCCAGTAGTTGCACTCAACTCAGGTAGAAGACTGAAGAGATCCACAATTACTGACAACACGCCTCCCATTTTCCCTAAAAATCAAAGAAAGACTTACCGTTAGGCCCAAAAATTCAAAACTCGCGCCCTTCTTCAAGGAAGTGGATGTGAATAACAACCTAAAAAAGGAGGTTACTATGGTTACTGACAGCTCCTTCAGAGGAAGTGGCGGAAGGAAGTTAGCTGCGGTTTAGGTGCTGCGGGTAGGTGACAGTCCCTTTAATAGATGCGTTGCCAAGCAACCAGGGGCCCTTAGTCAGGATGTGCCTAACCGCTGACATCTGCAAGATTTCCTGTGCAGGTATAACCACTAGGGCGCGCAGACTTTTTTTTGAGATAAATAGGGGCCTGGAGGCCTTCTGCCTCTCACTCCTCTGAAGAAAAAGGGAGAGAGATTTGGCACC